TTACATATCTTTATCAATTAAACTGTTAATATATTCGTTTACGCTCATTCCTGCCGATGTAGCTTTTTTCTTTATTTCCTCCTTTCTGCCCTTTGGCACCGTTAAATTTATACGATCGTACTTTTCCTTGATATAGTCATTTTGGTATGCGATTTGGTTAAACTCCTGCGGCGATGTTCTCATATTCCGATCCTCCTATCTTGATTTTTTTAATTCCCATGATATATAATGTAATCAAATAAGGGGCTTTGGTTAATCGGTTACTTTAGTTCCTTTTTGTCGGGGTTGTCGGTTTGGTCGCTGTCAACCCTCTTTTTTATGTCTTTTATTATGTCTGAAACTATCTTAGTCACTATCGCTATTTCTACCAAAACTACTATTAAATCTATCATGGGGCTTTGTCTTATCCTTTCTTTTGTATCACCCCTTACTTGATTACAATATTATTATAACGCATATTGCGCAATATGTCAATACATATTACGCAATATTTTTAAAATTTATATCGCGGCTTTCATAGCCTCTTTTGCCTCATTATCTAAATACCAATACTTGCCGAAACCTCTTGTATATGGTCTTTCCGTATCAACTTTGTACACTCTGTTTTCGCTCGTTACTTTTCCGTCAACTCTTATTTGCTGCCAAATTGCGCCGTTGCGCTTTATGTATTCTGTTTCTATTAACTTACCCTTCGTATATTTCCGAAACGGTCGCTTTCTGCCTTTTCTCGGCTGCCTGCTGTTTTGCTTTCTCTATTGCCTCTTTTACTAATTCGCTGTATTCTCTCATTTTGCGCCTCCTACATCATTACTAATAACGCCTCTAATTCGTTTCTTTTCATGCGGATCATGTTTCCGGCGGTCTTTCTGTCAATCTTTCCGGCGGTTGCCTTTACGATGCCTGCCGCTAATGCCTCAAATGCTTTGTATTCTTCCTTGTATGTCTCGTTAAACTCGTTTTCTTTTTCTGTGCTTTTCCGGTTCCTGCTCCCATGCTTGATCTGCTTTGTTCGCTCTTTCCTCTGCTGCTTTTAATCTCTCCAATAATTCCTTCATGTGTTCTATCCTCGCTTTCCTTTGATATATTCATTATATTACATATTGCGCAATATGTCAATACATATTACGCAATATTATAAAATTTATGCTATTTTCTCGGTTGCATCAATTACCGGACACATACTATAAACGCCATAAGGAAAAATGTATTCCGCGCCGCGTGCCTCATTATGAATTTTGCAACGCTGTGTTTTTCCGTTTCCTTTGTCAATGGTTACGGTTTTTTCTGTGCGCTTTACAACTGTTATTTTAAAAATACATTCGCTGTTGCAAATGGATCTTGTTGCGTATGTTGCGCCAACTTCAAATTTTGCCATTTGGTTAGCTGCTGCCTGCTCTGCTGCTTTCTTTTCTGCCTCTGCCTTTTCGTGCGCTGCCTTGATTGCCTCTTTTACTAATTCTTCGTATGTTCTCATATTAACCACCGTTTTAACCTTTCTTTTATTGTTTCCCTTTCGATGATTTAATTATATTACATATTGCGCAATATGTCAATACATATTACGCAATATTTTAAAATATTTTCGCGCACAAAAATAAAGGGGTGCAGTTTTCGCCACACCCCAACATTTTATTTGCATCTACTTATTTGCGTAAATTTCCGCTGTTAATCCCGCTGCCTTTACTGCCTTTAAAACTCTGTTGGCTGCTGCCCTTGTGGTTTCCTCGGCATAAAGTAATTTGTATTCGCCCTTTTCGATGATTAACGCAGGTGTAAAGCCCTTTTTGTTTGCCTCTCTGACTTTCCCTGCTGCCTCAATTTTGCTTTTGAAATTGCCGGAGGTAATTTTGTACCCCTTAACCTCTTTTTCGGCGTTCTGCGGCGTTTCTGCGCCCTTGTTTGTTTCTGCCATGCGTGCCTCCTTATCTGATCTTTAAGATCTGCCCTACATTGATGATATTTTTATTTTTAATTCCGTTCAGCTTAACAAGTTTATCAACGGTTGTATTAAATTTCTTTGCAATCTTTGTAAGATTGTCGCCTTTTTTTACCGTATATGTTGCAGGTGTTGTGCTTGATCCGGATCCGCCCTTTACTAAAGCATTAACCGCCGCCTGCACTTCCGCATAATTATAGCCTGCTGCCTCTAATTTTGCCTTTCTAGCGGTTCCATTGCCCCATTTACCGGCTAATACTTCCTTCGCTACCTCTGTAACACTCTTTGTTGTTTCCGGTGCCTTTGGTTCCTCTGCTGTTGCCATGCTTGCATAATCCGGTAAACCGTAACCCCTAATGTATCTACCGTTTACGGTTAAATTTCTGTATTCTACGGCGTTGTTTTTGTTGCCCTCAACTACTTTAATTGTATTGCCGGTTACGCTGTGTACAATACCAACATGATCGGAATATCCGGTATTATCGCCCTTGCCGTTGTCCTGCCAATCATAAAATACTACATCGCCCGCGCTTGGTGTATAGCCGTCATTTTCCTGCCAACGCCCTGCGGCTTTGTAAAGTTCGATCATTTTTTGACAACCGCACTCGCGCAAAATAATATTGCTCAATCCGGCGGCAATTCCTACGGCGGTTACAAATGTTGCGCACCACGCATCATTATATTGTACCGCGTACCCTCTCGGCAGGGGTTTTGCGGAATTGTAAAGATCAATGATCTGTTTGTGTGTTCCGTTGCTTTCCTTGCAGCCAACCCACGCAACCGCCTGCGCTACTGCCTTTGCTCTTAACTGTTTTTCTGTCATGCTGTCCTCCATTTCTAACGCCTTTACTTTTTCGTATACCCTTTTGCGGCGTGTTAGATATTTGCTTGTATGGTTAATAGTGGCGTTATACATTGCCCCTACATCGCCCGCGCCTTTTAAAGCCTCTGTTGCGATCGTTTTCCATAATGCGCTATTTGTTCCGTATTGGTTTACGCCGTCTGCAAAATAAATAAGTGCGCCCGCATCTGATAAACCGTAACTCTGCCCCTTTTTAATGTAGCTTGTTACATCGGAAATAGCCTGCTTGTCCTGCTCTGCTTTTCCCTCGTTGGTGGTTAAAATTGCGGTTATCTTGCCCGCCTCTGCGCTCGTAACGGTTCGTGTACCCCAACTTGCGCCGCCTTTTAATTCTGCATAAAGCGCGGATCCTATAATGCTTTCCGCGTTGGCTCCGATTGCCTTAATAATGTTTCTAAGCAATGCGGCGGCTCTACCGGCGTGCCATTGCAATTTACCGATAGAAACCGCCCCATTATCATTTTTATTTACGCTGCCATAATTACCTTCGTTGCCGAAAATAATAACCGCTGCTTTTGCTGCTATTTCATTCGTTGTCATGCTGCACCTCCAACTCTTTTCTATAATTGCATCTGTCTTTAATGGTGCAGGTGTCGCAATTCTGATTTTTGCAAACTACATCATTGATTTTGTTTTCTAACTTCTCGTCTGCAATTTTCAGCGTTTTTAATTAGCCAAAATCCGGCACCTTCTCCGGCATAATCACATAAAGATTTTCTAAAATGCTTGTTAATTCGTTTATTAGCATTACGGCGGTTACATACCAACCGATCAACATAGCAAATTCTAAATTAACGCCTACGGTGTCGCCCATTTCGCGAATACCCCACCCGATTAAAAAGGCGGTTCCAATCATTACGAAATACATAATTTTCTTGATGATGCCCTGCAATCCGGTTTTAGAGTTCCAATCTCTTAAAAAATACTTTGCCTTGATCCAACCGGTTAAATAGTCAAGTGCTACCGCTGCCATAAACAAAATTAAAAGGATCGGGATCTGCCCCAACGCTGCCGCGATTGCTGTAAAAATCGCTGATACACTCAAACCCAAACTATCCGTTGCGGGGGCTGCTGCCTTTGCCGCCGCTGCCTTTACTGCTAATAAAATTTCTTTCATTGTCTGCCTCCTTTTCTGTGCAAAAAAATAAAGCCTATCTGCTTTCTTGTGCTTTGGCTCGCGCTGCATCGGTGCAATGCAGCACAAAACCGTTAATAATGTTTTCTTTTAATCCCTCATTCGTGCAATGTTTCATCAAACCGAAATAACTTTGCATGGTTGCGTTCACTTCCTTTAAAGTCATTTCGCCGCGCTCGTATGCTTTCACTATGTACTTTATGCGAGATCTCATTCTTTTTACTGTCGCGGATCTTAATCTTATTTCGTCTTTATTTACCACATAGCCCACAAAATCAACATTGCAGGTTGTCGGTCTTATAACTGTTTTATCATTCAGATTTAATTTCAGTTTTTCAAGCAGGAAGGTTTTTACCCTCTCCAATACCTGCCGCAATTCTTCCTTGTTGTCATGTAAAATAATACAATCGTCCGCATACCTAATCACGTATTTTAAATGTAACTCATGTTTTAGATATTGATCTAATTCATTCATGTATATATTTGCAAACATCTGTGATGTTAAATTGCCTATTGGCATACCCTTATCGAAAAGCATTTCGCGCGGATCTATTTCGCAAGGATCCATACCCAACGGCAACCCGAAGGCTCTTTTCTCTGAATTTATGATCGTGTTAAACAATTCTATTAAACGCTTGTCTTTTATTCTTCGTTTTAATATGTTTAACAATATCTCATGATCCACTCTGTAAAAGAATTTTGAAATATCAAGTTTCAAGTAATAATGTTGTACCGGCTTTCTGTCTGTTTGCCGTAACCAATATTGCAGCCTCTCCGCTGCTTTTTCTCTTCCTCTGTCCTTAATGCAGGCGTAACTGTCCTTTATATAGGTTTNCTCGTAAAGTGGATTGAGTAACCTATATATAGCCCATTGCAGCACGCGATCGCGAAATTGTAACGCCATTATTAGGCGTTTCTTTGGCACATAAATATAAATTATTCTGTACCCTCCCACTCTGTAACGCCCCTCCTGCAGGTCTTTGTACAATCTATTTAGATTTGTGTCAAGATCTAGTGAAAACCGCATTATTTCGTTTCGTTCGCTTTTATTTTTTCGTGCATCTAAATAAGCTGCGTAAATGTTGTTATAGTCTGCTATCTGTTCATAGGTAATATTAAATTTTTTTCATTCTGTCCTTAAATGCTCCATGCGTTACGCCTTTCGTTTTTGCTACTAACCGTATTCATGGAAATTTTTGTTTTGCTTGCATTGCTGCAAGTACGGAAATATGCCCCTTTTCTTCTCTCTGTACGGTACGCCGCCCGTCGTGTTGCGGCGTATGCTGACTATATGAGAAAAGCGGAAAACAACCCCAAATTCGCATTGGAGTTAGAACGCGGGTTTGTTGAAATTGCCGTTAGCCTCGCCTGCGTTACCGGCATTGCCATAATTACCGCCACGAATAAGCAACCGTTACGGCATATCCCCGATAGTTGATCTATTTCAGCTTATTTAGCCAACTACCTAAAATTTTTCCCATTTCTTCCAACTGCTCGCACCACCTTCTTTGACTGTCAAGCGGTATTAAAACGCCTTTTGTGTTCATTTTTGGATCTACTGCAACCATTAAAAGTTGCCTTAAATTGTAAATTTTTGCATCTACCTGCGTTAATGCCGTTTTCTTATGTTCTTTCTTTGCTGCATCTGATAGCCCTTCTAATATTTCATACATTGTCTTTTCGATTTGTGCGCCTATTGCGTTTCCTGTCCTCTGATTTCTCGGAAACTGCTTATTGTATAAGCAATCGTGACCGTATGCTATCATTTCCCTTGTTTTCTTCATAATTAAAAGATCGTCTTTTGGTTCCGGTGGTTTCGCTGTCGCTCTGAAATTTCTTTGCATTTTCTTTTATATCCTCTTTTTCAGAAAATAGGGCGTATGCTGTCGCATACACCCGCAAGAATTACGCATAAAGCGCAGGATCCACATAAGCGGAAAACAACCCCAAATCCGCATAGGAGTAAGAACGCGGGTTGTTGAAATCGCCGTCAGCCCCGCCCGCGCGACCGGCATTGCCATAATATCCGCCACGAAGAAGCAACCGTTCGCCGTTGTTTCTGAAATAAATATAACCTCTGCCGGTTTTATCAGTATTCGGGAATAATGCTAAAGCCTTTAATAGATCCGGAACGGTTACGCCGCTTTTCGCTGTCAATGTTCCAAAATCTTTTGCTCCATATCCCGCCGCATCGTCTGCCTGCTTATGTTCTAATGCGGTTGTAATATGAAATGCTGTTGTTCCGTTTGCAGGATTTCCGGTATAGTCAAATTTAAGCGTTCCCGCTGTTCCCGGTGCCACTAATGAACCGTCCTGCAGGATCGCTTTCCATGCTGCGCTATTTGCGCTCAAATCTGTATTGTGGATTGCTGCGTTATTATTTGGTATGATCTGAATTTCTCCGTCAACTAAACGCGCTACAACCCATTTTATTAACATTACCTACAATATCGCTAATACCCAACGCCTCCCATGTGTCGCCACCGGTGCCGGTTAATGTTCTGTATACGCCGCTTTGATTTGTAGGGCTTAAAACTCCATGCTCGTATGTCTTTTCGTGGTGTCTGCCGCTGTTTGTGTTCCCTCTCGGTTCCAATCCTTTTACTGTTATAAGGTTGTGCAGTATTCCCCATTCTGCCGCCGTCATAAGATGCCACCCTGCGCCCTTGTTATAACAAACCTCAACCGCGCGATCGAAATTTACATAGTTTGCCGGATCTTGGTTTGGCAGGCTGTATGCTCTGTTATTCTTAATAACATTGATGTACTTTGATACATAAATGTACGGCACTACTTTATCATTGATAATAAATGCAGGGTGCGGTGTGTGCGCGTTTCCGATCCCCAATTTCGTCCAAATATACTAAAGGCACCTTTACCATTACGGAAGGTACGCCCAAATCGTCTAAAATAATCTCTGTGTTAGCTGCTGCGCCTCTTAAATCTTCATAATTACTCATTGATATATACCTCCTCAATACTCCACAATGTTAATGTACATTTCGATACATCAAAATCTTTCTGTACTTTTTCGTATGTTGCCTTTCCTTCGCCGTCCGGCTCGCCCTCGATGTATTCGTATTCCTTTGGTGGAATTTCTACCTGCGCAACGTAATTTTCGCCTAATCCAAAAACTAAATTGCCGTCTGCATCTGCGCAAATATCCTTTTTTACTGTATCGTCTGTCTGTAATTTGTGTAACTTCATTGCGATAGCATCGCCGATCCAAAGTGTGTTGCCGTCCAACTCATAACCGATCTTCTTTCCGGCGTTCTTTTCCACTACCTTAATTGTTGCTTTTGCTGCCATTACAACTTACCTCCTATAATGAAATACTTTATTGTTACCGGTTCCTTCGGGCAATCTTCAACCTCGATTTTGAAGCCGTTTAACTGCTTATCCTTGATCCGGATCGCTCTGCCCTGCTGCAAATCGTCACAATATGCCAATACAACATAATCTAATGTGTTGCGCGCATCATTCATAGCAACGGTTACGCTTTCTGTATTAAATGGGTAATCCTCACTACTTACAACCTCAACGGCTCCAACCTCAAAATATGTGTTTTCTAATTCCCGCTGATGCTGTAAAAGCTGCACGATAGCCATATTTGCAATGATCATAGCCTCGTTTATACCGTTGTCCATGTGGTTCATGTTGGTTTGGTTAAAACTTGTGCCTGCCTCTATTACTTCCCCGACTACCGGCGTTAATGTGATCGTGCCGTCTGAATTTTCCGTAACTTCATAAGTATTACTTTTTTCAGTACGGCGATTTTTCCACAAAATCAAATCATACATTTAACTTTGTCCTCCTATTCTCTCTTAATTGTTATCTTAATGCCTATTGTTGCGGTTGCTAATGTGTCCTTCGGTGTGTTGTAATCCTTGCTTTCCAACAATTCGCCGTTTACATCGTACAATTTGGCATTTGTGATCTTGCCCTGCGTATCATCATCAATATACAGATAGAAAGTAATGCTATCGCCCTTTCTAACAACCTTGCCAATGGTTCCTTCTTTCACTACGCCGTTAATGGTGTATGTTGCGCGTTTTACAATGCTTTCCGTATAATCCATAAGTCNATCTTTTAGCATTTTAAACCTCCTCTCTTGCGTAATCTGTACCGCATACTTTTAATTGTGTTACTGCTGCCGCTGCATCTTCCTGCACCACTACCGCGCTTTCTGACATTTCAAACGGTGGATCTTCTCCAATAACTGCCGCGCTTTCGCTGCACGCCCTAACCGGCGTTGTAAAGCTGTCTTGTGCTGTTTCTATGTCAATAACGCTTTCTTGCGTTTCTAATGGTGCCTGCATCGCTAAACAACATTCTACGCCGCACACAAAAGCCCCTGCGGTTTCGTAATTGTTTGTATAAGAAAAACCGGCTACGCTCTGCGTATAGCCGGTTTGTTCTATCTGTGTTATGTTGTTGTCGAAATTGCAATGCTCTGTTTCGGCTGCTGCCGGTTCAAACGCCATAAAGATCAAATCTTCTAATTTGTATTTTATGGTTGTTTCCCTTTGCAGGGCAAACTCAAAATAAATATTTAAGGGCAGGATCTCGTCAATGATATTATTAAGCGTTTCTAAGCTGCCCGCATCGGTATTTATAGTTACTATCATTTCCATGTTAGAAAAATCATTTAATAACTCTATGCCCTCTGAATAATTCGATAGCATCGCCGTTAATTCTGATAAACTCATTTTCCGGCGGTTCATCATGGAAAGTATATAAGCCTTTCGATCGTCTAGGCTTTGCGATGCTTTCGGCGTGATTTTTAAAAACGGTTTCAAATCTCTTTACGCCGGTTTCGTCTGCCGTATAAACAAACATATTTCTTATAGTTTGGGTTGTAACTGCTTTTAGTTTTTCAAACTCTATATCCTCTGCCCTTGCGATCTGCTGCATTTCCTTGATTTGCTTAATAACCGGCGGGTAATGGTTTATAATTACTGTCTGCATACAATCACGCCCCTAACCGGTATTGCGTTAGGATCCAAAAGCAGGTTTTCTTCTTTGCCGTTTAATGCTGTGTTTTGCACATCGACAACGCCCTCCACACTTCCGATCGCCGCGTTTACCCTTAATATTCTTACCGTCAAATAATTTTCGTTTTCCCACGCTTTGGCAAGTTCTAAAAAGTATTCGTCTATTTTTTCTTGTATGCTCGGTAACATATCCTCCCATGTATAGCCGGTATCTATTGTTATATCTGCCTCAATCCTTACAATTTCCTCTGTGCATGGGTATAAATCTACAATGTGGAAAATAACCGCCTCTCCCTCTCCCTCGCCTTGTTTTCCTATCGGATCTATGATTTCCTGCGCATCTTCTACAAGTGATTTACTCGGCACTTTGTAAAGGTTATTGAGGAAATATATTTTTATGCGCTTTTCTTCTTTAGTTACTCTGTAAATCTTGCACGCTCCAACGCCCTCTATTTCGTACATTGCATTTTTTATACTGCGCCCGATTTTCCACCAAATGCCTGCGTTTCGCCTACAATAGAATGATAGCGGGCGCGAAAAAGCCTCTGTTTCCTCCTCGTCACGCGCAGGGGTTAAAAGTTCCGTTAATTCGGCGGTGTTGAAACCGTCTATATATTCTATCGGTGCTAAATCATTTTGCTTTTGATTTCCTTCCGTTCCCGCCTGCTCGCACATGAGTTTATATGTTAGGCTCTCTATTTTTTCGGTGCATATATAGGTTAATTCCCCCGCCGAAAATCTCGCATTTAACGGTATTTCAATATTAAATACCGCTTTCCAAACGGCGTTAGATGCCGCAAGCGGTGTTATGCCTCTTTCTTTGGCTCTTAAAATTAAATGCTCTCTGTCGGCTGTTGTTGAGTTTCCGTTTTGGTCTACTAATGCAATGCCGATATATGCCTGCTCAAACTCGGCGGCTGCGCCTCTAAATGAATGATCTATTAGTGTGCCTTCCTCTGTGTTTACATCGCTATCCACCGTTGCCACAAGATCAATCATAATATTGTTTTGTGTTTTATCTTCAAATAACATATTGTCGCCTCCTTACGCCGCCCGCGCTATCTTTTCATTGTCAAATTGTATTGTTCCGTAAATAGTGTTGGCGGTAAAGCTGATTGTTAATTGATCGTTTTCCATGCCTACCGAAAAATCGGTTATACTTTCGATATGCTCATTAACAAG